TACCTACTTGTTTTATGATCAAGAGTCTGGTAGAATGACAGAGATTAGCAACCCTTTTGAATCTTCTGAAGAAGAAGAGGAGGCACCATTTTAATGGGTAAACGTAAACCGTTTGATCGTAAACTTTATAATGAAGTTAATGACTTGTCTATCAAAGCTGTTAAAAAATATTTAACAGATTCTGGACATACGATTACTTCGACTAAAGAAAAATTTACTGCTGATATTGAAAGCACTTACAAGGGAAAGGAGTATCTAACAGAGGCTGAAGTTAAATTAGTATGGGATAAAGAATGGCCTTCTAACTGGTGCAATGTACGTGTACCAGAACGTAAAAGAAAACTTTTAGAGCAAGCTGAAAAAGAAGGAAAGATTCTAACATTCCTTTACTTAAATAAATCTTTTACCAAAGCTTGGAAAATTGATGGTGAAACAGTAAAGGATTGTTCTTTAGAGGAAGTTCCTAATAGGTTTGTACCTAAAGGTGAATACTTTTATATAGTGCCTGTTGAAAAAGCAACGATGGTGAATCTATGAAATGCATTCTCGACATTGAAACTGATGGGTTGTTAGATACTATGTCTAAGGTACACTGTATTGTAGCTTATGACATAGATAAAAAACAACCTCACATTTTCATAGGAGACGAGTGTATAACAAAGTTTTCTACTTTTGCCCAAGGTGTGTCAGAATTTATTATGCATAATGGAATGTCGTTTGATGCAGTAGCACTGAACAAAACATGCAATGCTAACATTATGCCTAACAAAATTACTGACACACTTATACTATCTCAATTGTTTAATCCCGTGCGTGACGGAGGACATTCGTTAGCAGCATGGGGTGAACGATTTAAGATGCCAAAGGGAGGAGTAGATAGCTTTGATTATTATACTCCTGCTATGTTAGACTATTGTAAACAAGACGTAAATATAACTTATAAACTATATAAACATCTTAAATCAGAATCAAAAGGATTTTCTAAACAAAGTGTAGAGCTTGAACATAAAGTTAGAAATCTAATTGATGAACAGGAAAGGACAGGATTCTATTTAGATATACCATATGCCAGTATGTTTGTAGCAAGGTTAGCTGATCAGGCTGATTCTATACATAACCAACTACAAGAAGTTTTTCCTGCTGCTGTCGTTACAGGACGTACTCATAAAACATCTGGTAAACCTTTAAAAGATATCGTTACTCCCTTTAACCCCGGTTCACGTAAACAAATAGGTGAACGACTTATAGAGTTAGGTTGGAAACCTACAAAGAAAACAGATAAAGGTCATGTGATTGTAGATGAAGCTGTTCTATCCGGTATAGATATTCCTGAAGCACAATTAATTTCTAAGTACTTAGTACTTCAGAAAAGATATGCTCAAGTATCTTCATGGATAGAAGCTGTACAGGATGACGGCAGAGTACATGGGAGAGTGCTCACCCTACGTACCATCACAGGAAGAATGGCACACACCTCACCTAATATGGCTCAAGTTCCTGCATCATCGTCTCCGTATGGAGAGGAATGTAGAACATGCTGGAGAGTAGAGAATGAGAATACACACCAGCTTGTAGGTACAGATGCCTCCGGTTTAGAGCTTAGAGGATTAGCCCACTACATGAACGATTCAAAATTTACACAAGAGATTTTAGAAGGAGATGTGCATACAGCTAACATGAAAATGGCTGGACTTACAAATCGAGATCAGGCCAAAACATTTATTTATGCATTATGTTATGGTGCAGGTCCAGCAAAAATAGGTAGTATAGTTGGTGGCTCATCTAAGGAAGGACAAGTTCTTATAGATAGGTTCCTTAACAATATGCCTAAGTTAAAAGCATTACGTAACAATCTAACTGAACTTGCTGGACATAATAAGATTATTAAGGGACTTGATGGTAGATTACTTCATGTCCGTCAGTCTTATTCAGTGGTAAACAGTTTAATCCAAGGGGCCGGTGCTGTTGTGTGTAAACAATGGTTAGTACAAATGATTAAAGAAATAAATGCACAAGGTCTTGATGCTAAACTTGTAGCTAGTATACACGATGAGTATCAGTTTGAAGTAAGCAAGAAAGATATAGAACAGTTTGGAAAAATTACAAAGGAGAGTATTAAAAAAGTAGAACAAGTTTATGATTTGAAATGTCCATTGGATTCCGAATTTAAAGTAGGGAAAACATGGGCTGAGACACATTAAAGTTCTTGACACTATAGAATATCTCTGATATACTTATGCTTCAACAAATGAAAGGAGTCATTTCAAATGGCTGATCAAATCAAAAATCGAATCATTTCTGGAACTGCTTATTGGGCTGCTGTTGTTAGCCCTAACACCACCTTTGATCCCCACTGCTGGGAGATTAATGTCTGCAATTTGTCTGATGAAACCCGTGCTATGGTAGAAGAAGATGGGTTGGCTCTTAAAAATAAAGGTGATGAACGTGGAGATTTTGTTACGGTTAAACGTAAACTCCTCCGTAAAGATGGAGGTACTAACGATGCTCCGAAGGTAGTCGATGCCGATAATTCCCCCATGCATAATACCCTTATCGGTAATGGCTCGCTAGTGAATGTTAAATATCGTCCATATTCTTGGAGCTACGGTAATAGGAGCGGTGTTAGTGCTGATCTTATTGCTGTTCAAGTGGTAGACTTGGTAGAGTATATGGCTGAAGGAGACTTTGAGGCAGTAGAGGGTGGCTATACTTCTACTGAAGGCTCTGACATTCCGTTCCCTACTAACTAAGGATACGGGGGTAGGTTCTTCTGTAGCCTACCCCCATTCCCTATGAAAAATTTAAATGACATTGTAACAGATATCTATAATCTTTTTGATTATGATATTGGACCCCAAAGATCAAAAGATCAGTTGGGGAAAGCTGCTCGTAGCATGGGACGTAACATAGCTAAACTATGTTTAGAAAGATTTGAGGAGTATAAACAAGAGCCGAGACTTAGACCCTCCAACATAGGAAAACCAAGGAGACAAGTATGGTATGAATTAAAGAACTATCCTAAAAGTTCTGAGCCATCAGGTAGTGACTACATTAAATTTCTATACGGTAATATTCTAGAAGAACTTCTTTTATTTTTATCGTATGCTGCCGGTCACACTGTAACAGAGACACAAAAGAAAGTTACTATCGGAGGTATAACAGGACATAAGGATTGTAGAATTGATGGAGTAACTGTGGATATTAAGAGTGCTTCAGCTTATGCTTTTAAAAAGTTTGAACAAGGAACATTAGAAAACGATGATCCGTTTGGTTACATAAGCCAACTCTCAGCCTATGCTAAAGCTGAAGGAGACACCGAAGCTGCTTTCTTAGTTATTGATAAACAAAGTGGTAAGCTTACTCTACTACCCTTACATCAGATGGAGATGGATAATGTCACCACAAAGATTAAAAACATTAAACAATCCTTGGAGAGTGAAGAGCCACCCGAAAGATGTTACGACACCGTACCGTTTGGTAAGTCAGGAAACACTCAACTATCTATTGGTTGTAGGTTTTGTTCTTACAAGCATGATTGCTGGTCCGATTCTAATAGTGGTAGTGGCCTTCGTGTATTCAATTATGCAAATGGTCCGGTGTATCTTACAAAGGTTATTAATACTCCTGCAGTTGAGGAGATCACATGAAAACCCAGAGTGCCAAAGCTAAAGGAAGAAAACTTCAGCAGTGGGTTCGTGATAAGTTAATAGACTTACTTTCTATCAGTGCAGAGGATATAGAAAGTAGGAGTATGGGAGCTTCTGGCGAAGATTTAATAATGGCACAGGCAGCACGGCAGAAGTTCCCATTTTCTATAGAATGTAAAAATCAAGAGAGGTTAAACATATGGACATCCTACAAACAAGCACAAGAAAATTGTGGAAAGTACGAGCCGATCTTATTTGTAAAACGAAACAAGCATAAGCCTTTAGTAGTGATCGATGCCGAAAAGTTTATTTCAATTTATAAGTAACGACGAACAATACGAGTTGGATATACCACCTATTAAAGATGGTGGACCTCAACTCGAATTGTTTAATGCTGTAATAATGCAAGCCTTACTTGACATTTCAAAAGAATCTTTATACCCTAATGAACATAGAGAAGAAGCTATGGCTTGGTTCTTTTCAAGTGTTGTGTCTGTCATTGCTAACTTTGAAGAGGTGTGTGATTATGCAGGAGTGAAAGCTCCTAAAGTTAGGAAGTGTGCTTTACGTATATTAGAATCTACAGATAAAGAATCTATACGTAAACAAATTAATTATTACCTACATCATAGGAATTAATATGCCAGTAAATATACGTGAACCCTTTGATAAATATGTAGCTAGAAGAATGAAAGAAGAGGATGAATTGATAAATAAAAAAGTTTTTAAAGTCTCGGGAGCCAGAGAAAAACAAATAGGAGGTGATCATTATAAAGATAGTGGCATCCAACCCGTAGATTATATCTATCAAAATAATCTTGACTTCTTTGAAGGTAACATTATAAAATATACAACTAGACATAGGAAGAAAGGAGAAGGATCAGCGGACATTAGAAAAGTAATACACTATGCAGAGTTAATCCTTGAGTTAGTATACGACGAAAAGCCATAGGGGAATTGAATGTTTAAATCTAATAAGAATCCACAATTCAGAACAAAGTTTTCTGAAGATATATTCTATACAAAGTATGCACATGAAAATGCAGAGACTATGTATGAACTTGCTGCTACTCTTGTTGAAGACGTTTGTGAAGATAGGTTGACACCATCAGAGAAAACAGAACTAACAAATCACATAGCCGAACTACGTTTCCTGCCGGGAGGTAGGTATCTTTATTATGCAGGTAGAGATAAAAAGTTTTTTAATAATTGTTATCTTCTTGATTGTGAGGAAGACACAAGAGAAGATTGGGCTAACCTTTCTTGGAAAGCAGAAAGCTGCCTTATGACAGGGGGTGGCATTGGTGCTGACTATTCTGTGTACCGGCCAGAAGGTAAAAGCTTGGGCGGCACAGGAGGTATCTCCAGTGGTCCACTACCTAAGATGCAGATGATCAACGAAATTGGCCGAAGGGTCATGCAGGGTGGTAGTCGTAGGTCTGCTATTTATGCCAGTCTTAATTGGAAACACGAGGATATAGATAAGTTTCTTTTATCAAAGAACTGGAAGGATATGCCTATAGGTAATACCGGACAGAGTTTGTTTGATGTTAAGCAAGATGATTTTAATTTTCCAGCTCCACTTGACATGACTAATGTCTCTGTTAATTATGATACAGAGTGGTTGCTTAACTATTGGGAGACAGGAGATGTTGGGT